ATACTTAAGGAACGAACAGACACTGGTCGTATCTATCTAGTGTTTATTGACAACGTGATGAACCAAGGTCCGTTTGACCCTGAGTATCACACCATTTACCAGAGTAACCTTTGCTGTGAAATTCTCTTACCTACAAAGCCTTTTAAAAGACTTGACGATGCTGAGGGCCGGATCGCCTTATGCACCCTTGGTAGTATCAACTGGGGTGCGTTCCGCCATCCTGAGGATATGCGTCGTGCTTGCAGAATTCTGCAACGCAGCCTCTGCAACATTCTCGACTATCAAGACTTCTTATCAATCCAGAGTCGACTATCCAACGAAGAAATACAGCCACTGGGCATCGGCGTTACTAACCTTGCTTACTGGCATGCACGTCGCAACCTCAGCTACGGTGATGCGGATGCTCTATCGGAGGTCAAGTCCTGGATGGAGCACCAAGCATACTACCTCACCGAAGCAACTGTGGAGTTGGCTAAAGAACGTGGTCGTTGCAAAGATTCGAACCGAACCTGGTATGGTCAGGGTATCTTTCCATGGGAGCGACGAGCTGCCGGGGTCAACGAACTCACGGATTTTTCACCTGAGTTGAACTGGGAAGCACTTCGCGGAGAAATGAAAACTCACGGAGTTCGTAATGCCACGCTGATGGCTATTGCACCTGTGGAGTCAAGCTCGGTGGTGATCAACTCTACCAACGGCATTGAGATGCCCATGAGCCTGATCACTGTCAAAGAATCCAAAGCTGGAAGTTTCACACAGGTAGTTCCTGAATATCACAAGTTAAAAAACAAATATCAGTTGATGTGGGATCAAGCCAACTGCGAAGGCTATATCAAAACAGCAGCAGTGCTGCAAGTCTACGTGGATCAGTCAATCTCTACCAACACATTCTACAACCCTGCGCATTTTGCAGATCGCAAGGTTCCTACCACATTGATTGCTCGCAACCTCATGCTGGCACACCACTGGGGGATCAAAACATTCTATTACAGTTTGATCAACAAACAAGGTTCTAAACAAAAAGATGAAGTGGCAATGCCAGTCTTGGAAGAAGTCGACCTTGACGATGCTGACTGTGAAGCTTGCAAACTCTAAGGATCAAAATGAAAAAGCGTAATTATACACCAGAAACAGTTCGTCGCCTGCAAGGCAGTGTTCAAGTTGAGCATACATTGGCACGTCGTGGTGCACACAAACTACGCGAACTGTTGGCCAATGAACCGTATATCAACACTCTCGGAGCCTACAATGGCCAACAGGCTGTGCAACACGCCAAGGCCGGACTCAAGGCCATTTATCTATCAGGATGGCAAGTGGCTGCTGCCAACAACACACAAAACACAACCTACCCTGATCAGAGTTTGTATCCTGTAGACTCGGTGCCACGTGTGGTCAAAGGTATCAACAATGCTTTCCGGCGTGCTGATCAGATTGAACACAGTGAAGGCGAAGTTACTACAGATTACTTCCTGCCTATTGTGGCCGATGCTGAAGCTGGTTTCGGAGGTGCACTGAATGCCTACGAGCTAATGAGTCACATGATTGAAGCAGGTGCTGCTGGTGTGCACTTTGAAGACCAATTAGCATCAGAAAAGAAATGTGGACATCTAGGCGGCAAGGTGCTGGTGCCCACCAGCCAAATGATTCGCACACTCAACGCCGCACGACTAGCCGCAGACGTAGCAGGTGTTGACACAGTTATCATGGCTCGCACTGATGCAGAAGCTGCCACACTGATCACATCAGACCATGACCCACTTGACAAGGACTTTATCATCAATGAACGCACAGAAGAAGGATTTTATAAATTCCGCAATGGAATTGACGCTTGTATCGCTCGTGGCCTTGCTTATGCCCCTTACGCTGATCTACTTTGGTTTGAAACTAGCACCCCCGACATCCAACAAGCCAAACGATTTGCAGACGCAATCCATGCCAAGTATCCAGACCAGCTGCTGGCCTATAACTGCTCACCCAGTTTCAACTGGCGCAAATTTTTGTCTGAAGAAGAATGTGAAACATTCCAGCGAGAACTTGGCGAATTAGGCTACCGGTTCCAGTTCATTACACTGGCAGGTTTTCACAGCGTCAACTTGGCCACATTTGAACTTGCTGAAGCCTATCGCGAACGTGGCATGGCTGGGTATTCAGAAATGCAACAGCGTGAATTCGCTGCTCAAGAACGTGGCTTTACCACAGTCAAACATCAACGTGAAGTGGGTGTGGGATATTTTGACTTGATCAGTGAAGCTGTTGGTGCTACAAGCACAGTGGCCAACAAGCACAGCACCGAAGCACATCAATTTTAATGACTGACCACGAAGCATACAGTTTATATCCTAGAGACAATATCTGGTATAATAAACTGTATCTTGCAGAAAGATTGGGTTATAACGCAGGTTACGGGTTGATCCCTCATGATGGTGAGTTTGTTATCAAACCAACAATTAATTTACATGGTTGTGGTATAGGAGCCAAGATTGGTTATTATAAAAGAAATGACCCAGTGCCACATGAATATTTTTGGAGTGAAGTTTTTACTGGTAGACACATCACTATAGACTACAGTAAAATCAACGGTCATTGGCACCAAGGACATACTTTTGAAGGACTCAAAGACGATCAAGATGATTTGTTAAAATTTAGTTTGTGGCGTAGAGTAGAATATCCTTATGTTCTTCCTGAAATTTTCAATGACATACACAGTGAAAATTTAAATATAGAAATTATAGGTGATAAAATCATTGAGGTTCATTTGCGACACAATACAGATCCAGTTGAACATGATTGTTTTATTCCTATATGGAGCAACGAACAAAAATGTCCAAAGGGTTATGTGAGAATCGACGATCTTGAACAGCATCCTGGCCGGCTAGGATTTTTTATAAGGGAAAAATATGAGTAAAGAACAATACAATTTAAAATCAAAAACAGACTATTTGAATCGCAAAATGTTTTTAGATCCAGCTGGTCCTGTGACCATTCAGCGATTCGAAGAAGTCAAATACAACAAGCTGGCCAAGTTTGAGCAAGAAGCACGTGGCTTTTTCTGGGTACCTGAAGAGATCAGTCTCACCAAAGACGCACAGGATTTCAAAGAAGCATCAGACACAGTAAAGCACATCTTTACCAGCAATCTGTTGCGTCAAACAGCCTTGGACAGCTTACAAGGCCGAGGTCCCAGTCAAATCTTTACTCCGGTGGTAAGCTTGCCCGAGCTAGAAGCATTGGTCTACAACTGGACATTCTTTGAAACCAACATTCACAGTCGCAGTTACAGTCATATCATTCGCAACATCTACAACGTGCCCAAGGAAGTGTTCAACACCATCCACGATACCAAAGAAATCGTGGACATGGCTTCTAGCGTGGGCACCTACTACGACAAACTACATCTGATCAACTGTGTGATTGAAACAGGCGAAAAGATTGATGAGGAAAAACATATCCGGGCCATTTGGATGGCACTCAATGCCAGCTATGCACTTGAAGCATTCCGCTTCATGGTGAGCTTTGCTACCAGTCTGGCCATGGTGGAAAACAAAATCTTTATTGGCAACGGTAACATCATCAGTCTAATTTTACAGGACGAAATCTTGCACAAGGATTGGACTGCCTGGATGATCAATCAAGTGGTCAAGGAAGATCCACGTTTTGCACGAGTCAAGCAAGAGTGCGAAGCTGAAGTATATCAAATGTATTTGGATGTGATCCGTGAAGAAAAAGCCTGGGCTGATTACCTATTCAAGTTTGGCCCAGTGATTGGTCTCAATGCACAGATTCTCAAAGATTTTGTTGATTACACAGCCGCTGCTGCCCTCAAAGAGATTGGTATCAAGTATCAAAGTCCTGCCCCAAAGTCTACTCCAATCCCTTGGTTCAACAAGCATGTCAACACCAGCAACAAACAAACTGCACTGCAGGAGAGCGAATCAACTAATTATGTTATTGGTGTGATGAGTGACAATCTCGACTACGACGCACTACCACAACTATAAGGAGAACAAAATGAAAGCTATTGTATGGTCAAAATATCACTGCCCTTTTTGTGATCAAGCCAAGGCCTTGCTCAAGCAAAAAGGCATTGAATTTGAAGAAAAGAAAATTGGTGATGGATATACCAAAGAGGATTTACTGGAAGCAGTGCCCACAGCACGAACAGTGCCACAAATCTTTCTCGATGATAAACTCATAGGCGGGTTCACCGAACTCAAACAACATTTAACAGAAAGCGCATAAATGCAACTCACAGCAGAACCAGGACAAGTTTATACCTTTAAATTAAACAGCGGAGAAGAACTCATTGCCAAAGTCAAACAGGCCGGCGGAGATTGGATTGAAATTGAAAATCCAGTCAGCGTGGCACCAGGACCTCAAGGTATGGGACTGGTGCCGTCGATGTTTACCGCAGGAATTGACTCAGAAATCAAGCTAAATACTGCAAGTGTATCCATATACGCATTGACAGAAGATGCTGTAAAAATGAAATACATCGAAGCTACAACCGGAATCCGTGTTCCGGACAAAAAAATCATAATGGGGTAAGGAGTAAATCATGGCAGCACCGATGCAACGTGTAGGCGACTTCAACAGCGGCGGCGGCATAATTGTCAGCGGTGGTCACCGCAATGTGTTGATCAACGGCCGTCCAGCTGCAACACCGGGAGCAGTGGTCACACCTCACATAGGTTGCGGCAAGAAAAATCTGAAAAGTCTGCTGCACTGTCTTGCTCTGACTTTGCCCGGTTCATCCACTGTAAAAATCAATGGCGAACCGGTGATAGTGAACGGAGTTCCGGACACCTGCGGTCATAGCAGAGCAGGCGGAAGCCCCAATGTTGTATCTGCTGGCGGCGCAGGATTGATTGGTCAAGCCCTTAGCCTTTATAACACTGTATCAAGCCTTCAAAATCTTGCTAGCCGCTTGTCAGCAGGACCTCTGGATATTCAACCCGGTGAAGGCCTATAATGACATTTGGAACTCTAAGTTCAGTTAATTTAATTGCAGGTGCTGGCATTCTTGGCAATGTGGGCGGCGTGCCAATTTCTGCCAACTCTGCGGTAATAAACAGCATAGACACTTATTTTGCTATCCCGGCAGTAACACAATTTGCCAATGTCAAATTCACTGGAGCAAGTGTGTTAACTGCCAACACTGCTGCGGCAGAACTCTATAATCTAGCAGCCAATGTTTTTCCTGCCCTCACCGACGCAGTTCCTGTTTCATACATCAGCAACATTGGTAACACCCCGGTGGGCGGTTTTACCGAAGTAACACTCAATGAAATAAACAACATTTTGGGCAATGGCGATATTGGTATATTTGAACAGGTTTTTGCCTCAGCAGATGCTTTTCGCTTCAGCTCAAATCAACTCATTGACAGTGCAGTCAACGCCAACAACGCATCAGCTGACGCAACTTTTATCAGTCAAGATGCGACTATGACCGGAGGAATGAGTCAAATAAGCCAGGCTTTTCTGGCATTTGGACTAGATCTGCTTGCGTTGGGTCAGTCCATTGATCTCAATAATTTACCTAATATAGGTAGTCCAGAAGCACTGTTAAGACAAATCTATACCAGTTCCAATGGTGTGCCTGAACTCACAACTGCTTTGACTCAGGCCGGTATTGATCAATTTTTGCTCAGCAATCTCGGTAGCATTAACATGACCGACGAGCAACAAAAAATTGCGTTTGAAGTCATGACCAAAATCACCAGACAGCCCTTGGTGCAAATTTTAAGACTGTTGAGAGTAACCACCACTGGAATTGTTAATTTGGCCGATTTGTTGAATCCTGTAAAAGCCTTTCCTCGAAGCTTTAACACTTTGACAGCACCTACTGCCAATGGACTGCGTGCTGTTTATATCAATAGCTCGGGTGCTGTGAACACCAACTTAGAAACTGAATTACCCACAAATGTTTTGGTGCCACTACAGGGTTACAGCATCACCAGAAATACCTACAGTCAGCTCAAAAAAATCATTCCCCCAGACTGGGCTCTGGCCAACAAAGCATTGCAGGCTGGCCTGCAACAAGTAAAGTCGATCTTTAATGCTGACTTAACTGCATTGAGCGCAGCCACAGGAAATTTAGAAACCAACAAAGGACTGGATCTTATCAATGCACTGACCAGTCCACTGCCTCCCGAAGTGGTTGCGTTTTATGAAAATACCTTTGTTTCGGGCTCCGGAGAAAACGGCACAGTGTTGTTGGCAGATGTCATTGGCAGTGCCGCAGGTTGGGTAGTGACCGCAAACATTTCCACAACAAGTTCCATAATATCCAGTCTTGACAGTGCGGGTGCACTCAACAGTCTGACCAATGGCACCAATGGTGTCTACACTGTGATGCAAAACACTCTGGATGGATTATACGGCACAGGCAACAGTGTGGTTATTCCTGGTGGTCTCCCAGCAGCTGGGACCTATGGCAGTCTTGATGACGCATTTACAGGCCCGGGCGCACCAGGAACTGGTCTTATTCCAGCAGCCTATTCGGCCATTGCTGTAATTGTCAGTAACAATGCCAACTCAGTGGCCAATGCTGACTCGGCCTGGAGCAATGCTGCTGCACAAATATCAGGCGAATTTATTTTTCAGAGTCAGGCCGGGCTAGAATTCGCCAACTTGATTCCCAATCAGCAGCCCACTGGATTAGTCAACAATTTGTCATCCTACGGACTTGACACCGAAGTTGGCGGCCCTGCATTCATACTGGAATCAGTGGCCAACACAGCAACCTTGGGTGGCCAGGCCATTGTATCTACCATGCGCGAAGCTCGCAATCAAATTCGTTTGCAAAGTGCCGGAGTGCAAACAGAAATTGTTGTGAGTGATATAGTGCCGCAGCCTCAAGCAACATTGAGCTCTGGGCAATACACTGTGGCAGAAGCAGTGAATCAAAAAATCATTTGACAAAATAACCCGTTTTCTTGCAGTAATACTTGGGTATTACAAAAAAAAGTAATACCCAAGTATTACAATATTCGAGTTGACCAAAAAATCAATTTCGGCTATAATACATGTATGGAAATTAAAAAAGCAGCCCGCAAGCGCCGTCGGGACACCAAACATGCAATCTACGTGATCACCAACATGATCACTCAAGAACAATACGTCGGCATCACTGTTTGTGGTCAGCAGGTTCAGCGAGCACTGAAAATTCGAATCCAAAAGCACATCCGCCGAGCTGTGACCGAAAACAAGGATTGGGGTCTGTGCTCAAGCATCCGTGAACACGGTGTTTCGGCATTCACTTATGGGGTGATCGAGTTTGTGCGCGGACGTCGCCCTGCCCATGCTCGTGAGCGTGAATTGATCCGCGAATTCAATCCTGCTCTGAACACTCGTTGACCTGCTTGACTAAAAATTCAGCATCTGCTACAATACCACACATAGACAACAAGGAGTTAAAATGTCAAACACTGTTGAATTTGAAGGCACTGTTTACGATCGGCGTCACGGTGGTGCGTTTGATCGTGGTTCCGCTGACAGCTACTACGATCGTCCGTTTAGTCCTCATCTTTATGTGGGCAATACTGGCACCAGCCAGCTGCTGCGAGCTGAAGAAATGACCGACGAAGAAATTGCAGCCTACACTGCAGGCTTTGAATATAACGAACAGTTTGGCGACAAGAAGAACTGGGGTTGACATGCAAAAAGAAATTGAACTCCGACCCGGCGAAGGCAACTTTTATCTTGCAATGGCATTCCATTGGGTGTTCGTTGCGATTTTCATTGTGCCAGTGGCCTTGTTACTTCTAATTGCAGTCATCAATCCATTTTGGTTCCGCGATGCAATGTTTCGTTGGGTTGAAAGTGGTGTCAATCAACTGAGTCGTTGGCGTAATTACAAGAAGTATCGCATCTATCTTGGCTGTGATCCCAAAGTTTGGCATACCCTCAAAGGAGATTTGAAATGACCATGCCCGCTGGCCGCTACTATATTGGTGACTTGTGCTATGTCATGCACGATGAGTGGCACGAAGTCTGTGACTTGTTCTTCCCGCTGGACCAGGTGGTCCGCGACGTCAACGGCGAGTTTGTGCTGAAAGATGGCCGCCGCTTTGCCAGTTTCGGCACAGCCTACGGTGATGGCACTTATCAAAGCAATATCAGCACCAGCCACTCAGTAGATTCTGGTTCAATTGGTTGCATCCGTGTGGAAGACATTCGCGACAACACCTATGCGGACATCGAACAACTGGGTGCCATTGTGGAGTTTGATGCACCGTTTGAAGTGAGCGAAGATCACGGCTTGATCCAGTTTGGTCATGTGCAGATCGAAACTGCCGGCAGCTACGAAACTGAGGAATATGGGTATGAATAAGCAAATTCGACAACTTGCCGAACAGGCTGGTTTTGCACTGTGGGGCGAAGAACAGTGGAATCCTGGTGATGTTGTTGACTGGTCGGCTCGTTATGACAGGGAACTGGAAAAGTTTGCCAAGCTGATTGCTGGAGAATGTGCCAAACTGTTGCCGCCCGAAATGACACACGGCCCGGATGGCAGACCGTTGGAGCAAGTATTCAAACAGCATTTTGGAGTTGAAGAATGAACGAACGTTTTGCAGAGATCAGTCTTGCCGCAGGGGGTAGTCACTACCCCAACGTGAACGCAGCCCTTCAACAACGATTTGGCGAGATGGTTGTGCAACAATGTTGCAAGATTCTCACCGACAATGTAGAAGTAGCGTTAGACGCCAGCGGCAATCCTGTGTATCCCGAAGCACTGATTCGAAAACACTTTGGGCTCAGTGATCAAATGTGATTATTGAAGTTGCGACCCTGGATCCTGCGATATGCAGCCATGGTCTCACTCCAAGCTATCAAATATTCCCAAAAGGCTGTAAAAACTTTTTTCATAATCCCCGCTCCCAGTTATAGCTACGGCTGTCAAATTGACGTTGCCAGTATTCCACATCTCCCACGCTCTGCGGATATTTGCTGGAAATGAATTGGTCCAAACGAGTTTGGTAATCTTGACCAGGAAACATCTCTGCCAGGCGTTCTAACAATTTTGTCATTAGTTGCGACATGATTTTCTCCTTCGAGGTATTTATGTTGCAATACAACATTTTCTCATGGTTTCTACTGAGAAACTGTGATTCAAATCACAGGTTGACCGAATTTTCCCGTTTTGCTATAATTACAACATAGCAACAAAGGAGCGCCACATGGCATACACCCTTCTTCCCAACGCCAGTGCAAATTGGGGCCCGCGCAAGGGCCTGGAAGGCCCGTTCAACTTCTCTGGGCGGGTGTTGTATTATGACAACAAAGAGGGAAAATACTACGATCCGCTGACCGACTTCTACGTGGAGCAGGCAGAAATGGACCAGATCAATCAGCAGTTCTTTGAACGCTTTAAAAAGTAATACTCAAGTATTACAAGTTCTGGTTGACCGAATTTTCCCGTTTTGCTATAATAGAAGCATAGTAAGAAACAAGGAGCTGAAATGAAACTGCTGATCACCACCCAAGTTTACGAAAACTACGCCTGGCGCGAAGACGGTAGCCTGGGCACCGGCGACGATGCCTACTGGAAGGCCAAGGGCGGCGACGAGTATGTGATCCGTGGGGTCGATCCCTTGACTGTGGCCCCGGGCTTGTTGGTGGAGCAGGTTCGCGGTCGAATCGAGCACGACAGCGATGCTTATCGCGAGCACATCCTGGACTGGCAACTGGTGGCCGACGACTACCTTACCCAGTATGAGCAAGATCAGCTGGAGTATGATGGGCACATCGCGTATCCTGCGCAGGAACTGAGTGTGGCCTAAGGTTGACCAAAAATTCCCAATTTGCTATAATATTGACATAGCGTAACAAAACAGGAGCCCCAAATGGATATCAAACGTTTCAAGCAGACCCAAAAGTTTCGCATCATTGTTGGCCAGGCGTGTTTTTACGCCACGGTCAAGCAGATTCGCAACGGTGTAGGCGACTTCACTCAGTGCAATGCCGCTGCTCAGAAGGCGCTGGATACCCTTGAGTTCATGCGTTCAGGTGAAGGTTCTGCAGAAGGAGCCGCATGTGGCATTACCGGCACCTGGGAAGGCATGAACGTTCAACTTAACCTGGCTTAAGGAGTCAAAAATGAAAGATAAAATTTTAATCTGGATCGGTCTCAATCGCAAACCCATTGGCTATACCATTGGTGGTTTCAATCTGTTGGTGGCGCTGAGTCATCTAATTCAGGGCGAAATTGGTCTTGCCATACTGTGGCTGGTGATTGGTGGCATGATTGTGATTGACACTGGCGCACACAAGTAATACTTGAGTATTACATGTTCTGGTTGACCAGAATTTGCCAATTTGCTATAATATACGCATACAGACACAAAAGGAGCCTGACATGAGTTATGTTGTTGTTGCAAAAGGTACCGGACTTATTGTCACTGACGGTCCCAACAAGAGCCGTGCATACAAGACCTATGGTGCCGCTCGTGCCACCCGCACTCGGCTGTGTAACAAGGCAGGTTGGATGTTGAGTGAGTTGAGCATCGTTGCTCGCAACACTTACCAGGCTCCCAAGATCACTGTGAAGAACATGATGAGCGGCAAGCCTGTGGAAATCGACGCAGATACCCCCTGGTGTTGCAACCCTGCCAGCGAAACTTATTGGAGCATGTAAAATGAGCGTTGTTCGCACCCCCGTCACTGGTTATAGCAGCCTGATCCGCGAGCATTGGACTGCTGAAACTGAACAAGAACTGCGCTCGCTCTATGAGCAGATTGAGCGCAACTATCCCAAGCAAGGTTACGGCACCATGCTGGTGCAGATTCGCCCAGATGCTACCGGTCTTCTGTGGCATGCTGAATTCAGTCGCTTTACCAGCTGCGATTAATTTGGTTGACCAAAAATTCCCATTTTGCTATAATATTGACATAGCGTAACAAAACAGGAGCCCAACATGGCATACATGAGTCAAGAGCACAAGGCAAAACTGGCCCCCACGATCAAAGCTATTTGCAAAAAGTATGGCATCAAGGCCACGCTGAGTGTGCGCAACCACAGCTCGCTGGTGCTCACTGTCAAGCAAGGCTCGATTGACTTTGGCGGTGATCGCATCCAGGTCAACCCTTACTGGTATCACGAACACTTTGAAGGTCGCGCCAAGGAATTTTTGAGCGAAGTGATTCCGGCCATGTATGGACCCGACTACTTTGACGAGTCTGACGCCCAGACCGACTATTTTAATTGCAGCCACTACATCGACGTCAATATCGGCCGCTGGAATGCACCCTACGCTCTGGTGAAGTAACATGATTCGATATACTGTGCGTTGGACCCAAGAATACACAGGTTGGCCCGAGCCCCAGCTGGATCTTACGCAAGCTCGAGAAGTTATTGCAAGGATAATGTCTCTATGAATTTTCGTCAATGGGTTCAAGAAAAATGGTATGAGCACTTGGCTGAATTGGAGTCCTACGGACTCCGACCTCAATTTACATCCCAGCAATATTTCAACACCTACAAGCATTGGCTTCGCAGAGAATATCGATACCAAACATGCTCGAGCAGAAATATTCCCGAGACTAAAAGTGTTCTATAACAGTTTGCAGTGAGCAATTAAATATGATTGACTATACAGAAGAAAGGTTTGTCGGAGCAGTGAGTGCCTCATGGATTCGAGACTTGGAAAGTAGCGATAGCCGGATCCACAAGGAAAAAGTTATTGAAAAAGCACTCATGGCCGCCAAACTCGGCAGTGCTGATGCACAGGCTTTCTTGTTCAACTGCTACCAGGCCTACAATCCTTTTTATACTTTCAATGTCAAGCAAGTTCCCGAAACTCAAGGTCTAACAGACCGCCCCAATCCTTGGCCGCGTTTTTGGGCCTTGCTGGAAGATCTGCGCACTCGAGGCATCTCAGGACACCGCGCACGTAATGCCATTCAAGAATGTGCTGAACAGTTTGACAGCGATAATTGGAACACACTGTGTCGCAGAGTGATTATCAAAGACCTACGTTGCGGCATCTCAGAAAAGACCTTGAACAAGGTGCTGGGCAAGACCGAATGGCGAATTCCTGTGTTTGGTTGTCAGTTGGCGCAAGACTCTACAAATCATCCTAAAAAGTTGCGCGGTATCAAGCGCCTGGAATGCAAGCTGGATGGTGTGCGTGTGTTGGCTGTGGTCAGCGGCGCTTCGTGTGTGCTATACAGTCGCAACGGCAAAGAGTTTGAAAACTTTCCGCAGATTGCCGAAGCTATTTTAGACAATCGCAAAGCATTTCAATGGGGTCGTGGCACCGGTGGACATTTTGTGCTGGACGGTGAGATTGTGGGCGAAAGTTTTCAAAAGCTCATGCGTCAAGCACATCGTAAAAGCAATGCTGAAACTACAGACATGGTGTATCACATCTTTGATATCTTGCCCTTGGAAGCCTTCAAAGAAGGACACTGGAATGCACAGCAATACAAACGACTGGAATGGTTGGAATCGGCTCGTAACCAACTGATGGAAACTGATTGTTTGCGCATCATGAATGGTCTGGAAGTGAATTTGGACACTGCTGAAGGGCACGACATCATGCAACGTTATGCCGAAGACGCTGTGGCTGAAGGGTTTGAAGGCATCATGATCAAGGCCATGGATGCACCCTATGAGTGCAAACGCAGTGATTTTTGGATGAAATGGAAACCTGTTATTTCGGTAGATCTCAAAATAGTGGGATTTGAAGAAGGCACTGGTCGCAATGCAGGCCGCCTGGGTGCTATAATTTGTGAAGGAGAAGATCATGGACGTCATATTTTTGTTAATGTTGGTAGTGGTTTGTCTGATAGCGATCGTGATGGGTACTGGGCTGCACGTGATAACCTACTTGGACACCTGGTGGAGATCCAGGCAGACGCAGTCACACAAAACCAAGACGGAACATACTCCTTGAGGTTCCCGCGTTTTTTGCGCTTCCGTGACTTTGAAGCAGGAGAAAAAGTTTGAAAATTGGACTTAGTTATAGTCGTTGTGTTCGTGACATTGTAGAAAACAAAGTTGATATCAGTGATGTTCTGGTCATTGTTGCTCGCACAGACTTTGATCCGTACGATGACGATCAATGGCGAGGCATTTGGCAAGGCTACGGCGGCAGCTCGGATGCCAACTTGATGCGTGGCTTCTTTGGCGGTAGCAATCCAGAATGGGTCGGTCACACTGACGAAGAAGAGTTTCGCAATGTCAGCAAGGAATTGTGGGATTTGGGCAAGTTTCATCAACCACGCAAGTTTGGTGCTCGTCCTCAACGACTGCCTTACCACTGGCTGGAAACTATTGTGCCAAGTGAAGACTTGGAAAGTCGCCCAGCAGTGAAAGATGCATGGGACAAGTTCCAAATGATTTCGGGATTGACCAACACACCGTTGAAAGCACACCATGAGTAAACGAGTTGGACCTATCACCCTTGACGGCGAAGCTGCTGATCGTATTACTGTGCTCAATCTCAAAGAGTATCGCGGCTATCTTAAGAAAGAACTTGCTGACTGGAAAAAGAATCCCAGGTCCGACGACAATCCCACGGGTTATTGGTTGCATCCCGATGACGTTGGCAACAACATGCGTGTGATTGACGCACTCAACACAGTTATCGAGCAATACGAATGAAACGGATCTTTTACGAAAAAGTAGGTCGGCGATACAAGCCTGTGTATGAGTATGATCAAATTCTTATGGACAGTTTCCCCAAAGGTGCTCACATTGTGATGTGTTATCCAGGTGGACAAAGTCGTCGTTACAACATTGATCCCAACTATGCGGCCATGATTGCCGCTGGTCGTGTTGCTGAAGATGCAATGTGTAAAGCTATTCAAACAGCCAGCAAACTGCGTCCACGGCAGACTCCTATCACAGAAGGACAACGTCGAGCTTGGAAAAAATTGGCCCGAGAGTTTGGTGACGAACTTGCTACATTAAACATTAGCAGTGCCCACGACATTGCCCAAGCAGGAATCAAAGCATTGCAAGAAGAAGCTGATCAGCTTATGAAAAACGCAAGTGTGCGCCATGCCTACGAACAGTTCTTGTTGGTGTGCAAGCTTGCAAAGGAATCTCAATGATGTATTTTCAAGGATCAATCTACAGTGATAATCAATTGGTTAAAACGTCAATGGCTGGCACTAAATCGAAGAGTAGGTCATATGCGTAAGACTGCTATTAGAGATCAACTGTATGGCGGCATCATTGAGATGATGAAAAACCGCGAGTTCTTTTACCGTAGCGAGATTGGAAAAGCACACGAGTATAGTAGTTGGACTGATCAAGGCAAAGAAGAACTTGTGGAGTTCATTATGGCGCACAGTAAAAAAATGTTGGTTGCCGAGGAGGCAGAGATTGACACTCTTGCCAAGGAAATGACGTTTAACGCACTGAAGAAAAAGGAACAGTAATATGACCACGCCCGAAGAACATCAACACCTAATGGAAGTTCTGAAGTTTACTCCGCGCACTTACAAGATTCAATTGTGGGGCTATGGTGGCGAGCATGTCATGGGCACCGTGGATCGCAAGGTCTACGATTATTTTAAGGAACATCGTCTAAGTGTGCCGGACTATGCCTGGGGTGGATATGATGGGGAAGTGCCCGAAGACATGCAACCTTTTGCGCCCGGGTCGTGGTTTGATTGCGATGACATGGGACATGTGAATGGCGTGGATATGAGTGCCGGACATCTGCAGATTCTGGACGAGAATGAAAACATTGTTTATGAGCGTGAACTGTCCAGTCTTGACGGCTGCGATGTGCAACTCAGCACCATAGAAGAAGTTTGGATTGACGAAAAAGATCCCGGCACTGTGGTGTTCTATGGATACACATCTGACAAGGGCACATTCTTTGAAGCCAACATTGAACTTCGACAACCATTTGATCCTGAAAAACTGCTGATACAAATTTCCGATTTTGACAGCAACGAAATTGTTGTGGGTGCGGAATACGACGGCGAAGAACTGGACAACTATGGTGGAGACACCAACGGCAAAGGGTCAGAGTATGCTTTTTATGTTGCAGGCTCAAACACAGGCTCGGGCTACGAACGCTATCGTGACATGGATGACATCCGGTATGGACTAACTGACTGGTTCCCGGCCAAAACTGTGCCTGTGCGCGAAGGCAAGTATGAAGTCAAGACCAAGGACGGTCACGAGTATCATGCCATGTTCAACGGCAAGAACTGGCACAACGAGTGGAGTCCCGACGAAGAACTCAAAATTGTCAAGTGGCGAGGTGTAGCCTATGACCCCGACGAGCACTTTTTGAGAGAAGTTTTGGAAAAAATTGTTTTGGAAAATACCAGGGAGTAATCATGGCAAATTGGACTGTAAGCACCTACTACAAAAAATCTATCGAAGAACACGAGCACTTTGTCAAAGA